CCTTATAAACTTTAAGAGAACATTAACTGTGTAAATATCTAATACCATTGACATATATGGTATAGTAGAAAGGTAGTTATATAAAATTAAGTTGTTCGAACGGAAAGTATGAGTGTTATCATCTACCAAGAACATTGTGATTTCTTAGAAAGAGAAAACAAAAAACTCAAAAGAGAGATTAGTTTTCTTAAGAATCAATTGGAACTTAAGACCTATGGTCTTCTAAAGCCTTTTGAGTCAAGAGATAATGAAAGCTATTAGATGGACTGCTCAAATATTACTTGAGTCAAATAGGTTACAAAAGGTTGAGTTCCTTTGTAATTCTAATCTAAGACAGGATGCTGAACAAAGATGTAAATCATTGTTTGGGGTTTCAGATGTCAGACAATTGACTAGGGTTTGGGGTTCCTAACCTAGTCAGTGAGTCCACACACAAATAGGTATTTTTTACTACGGTACGGTCTAAATAGTGTTATAATATGCGAGCCCACGGCTTTAAATCGTGTCTCATTATACAATCGGTTATCACGACCAATCACAACATCATCTAGAGATTTGCGAATACGCAGATGATGCCTACTCAGCAATACAACACAGTAAAGAGGATGTTCCTTATTTGAAGGATCATCCTCATTTTATTGACTATGCAATGAAGGAGGTGTAGAATGACTACAATAACTAAGAATAAACATGAAATTATGTGGTGGATGAGCAGACTAACTATAATGGGATGTGCATTAGCACTCTCAGTTAGGTTTGCAGCACAAGCATATGCATAGTTATAAGAACCCTTCTAAGATACAAGACTTAGGACATGTAGAAGCACAAGTCACTAAGGGTAAGAAGTATTATGATGATCAGGGATGGGAGATCAAAGCACCTATCTCTGATGCTGAGTGTATCTACAAGTGTTTAGAAAATTGTGAACAGTTAGCAGGACTTGATAAGAAACAAGTCAGAAGGTTGATGGATGATTTCGCTGGACGTTTTGAAGAGGATGTGTTAGACTTAGAGAGTGAGTATCCTCCGTTATGATATGGACTATAAAACTTCTGGTGTAGATATAGAAGCTGGAAAAGAATTTGTTGAAAGATTAAAAAATCAAGTACCCCACATCGGTGGATTTGGTGGTATGTTTAAAGTACCCGCTGGATACGAGAGACCTATATTAGTTTCTGGTACTGATGGTGTAGGTACTAAGATGAATATATGCAGAGTTGCTAATGATTATAGAACCATTGGTATTGATCTAGTTGCCATGTGTGTCAACGATGTGATTACTTGTGGTGCTAAACCATTATATTTTTTAGATTATATTTCTACACCGAAGTTAAATTCTGAAGTTGATGATATAATGGATGGTATTGTAGAAGGATGTAAGATAGCAGAAGTAGAACTTATTGGTGGAGAGACTGCTGAACATTTTAGACAGAGAGATTATGATCTTGCTGGTTTCTGTACTGGTATAGTGGAGGAGAATGAAATAATAGATGGTAAGTTAATTGAGGAAGGTGATGTAGTTATTGGTATAGAAAGTAGTGGACTTCATAGTAATGGATATACATTGATCAATGATATGTTATGGAGACATAAGATTGCTTTTAAGGATACTCCAGAGTTACTTAATACTACTCACATATATTCACCATTAATAAAAGATCTATTGAGAGACTTTCCTATCCTTGGTATGTCACACATCACAGGTGGTGGTATTGTAGATAATCTTCCTAGATGTATTCCAAATGGATTAACTGCAAGAGTTGATTATAATTCTTGGCCTTTACCAAAACTTTTTGGTAAGATTCAACTTGCTGGTGAGATAACAGAAGAAGAAATGAAGAACGTATTCAATCTTGGTATAGGATATTGTTTAGTAGTTCCTGAAGAGACAGTAACGGATATTCAACTAAGAATATTTGGTCATGGGTATAAGTCATGGGTTATTGGAGAGATATCTGCTATATAATAATGAACCAGCCAGTGTTCTAATGAAGCCTGAGAAATTTCCCCTTAATAGTCCTGAAAAAGAATTCATGTATGAACAGATGTCAAGAGAGATTGATGAATATGATGACATGGATGAATTGAAATCTGATTTCAAACAATGGATAAGATTGTGTCTCAAACAGAAGGAAATGGCTGAGGATTTATTAAAGTCAAGTTTACTAAGTGAAGTACATGAACCAACAAAAAATTAAGTTTACTATTAGACAAGATGGATTAGTTACGGAAGAAGTTTTCGGTACTGTCGGTAACGAATGTCAAGATATAACTAAATCTATAGAAGAGAAACTTGGTAATGTTAATTACGTAGAAACCAAACCAGAATACTATCAAAACAATGTCACACTTCAGCACGATACAAACCAAGATCAAACACAAACCGCAATTGATTGAGGCATTAGAACTTTTACAGTATGATGTTCAAGAGAATCAAGAACTTGTTATTACGAATCCTGATCACGCTGAGGATCATCCTGTGGTTCATGCGGAAATTGCTGTATCAAACGATATCGGGTTTCGTTGGAACGAAACTACAGAGACATATGATCTTTATTCTGACCACGCTACTTGGAATCTTGATATTCCTCCTTCTAGGTTTGTAGATAAGGTTACTCAACAGTATGCTAGAATGACTGTTCATAATCAAGTTAAGGAGATGGGATTTGAAGTTGAGGAAGAGTGGGAAATGGATGATAACTCTATTGAATTGGTTGTGACAAGATGGGTGACATAGTATGGTCAGTTAACATACTGGTCACCTTGTTACTCATTAGTGTTAGTATTGTGATATACTACATATTAATGTATGATACTTGGTATCCAAATGACTAGATTGCTTCCTGATGTTTTCTATGCTGATAAGTATCAACCATGGCTTCGTGAGAAGTATGGGGATGCTTGGGATAATGAACAAGATAGGGCTAAGTCTGCTAAGAAAGAAGCAAAGGTCCAGTTTAAAAGGGACAAGATGCAACATGGTTCTAGTGTGACAGGTCATACGATAGATAGTCCTTCATATAAAAAGTTTAAAGAGAAGGGTAATGTAGCAAAAGATAAATTACGTAGTGATACTCTAAGCAAAGGTGTTAAGTTTTATGACAAGAAAGGAACTGGTAGAATAAGGGATGGTAAGAAACATTATGACTGAACATTCACAAGAAACTAAGATAGCCATATTAGAAGCGAAGGTGGATCATATGATGGGCCATGTAACTGAATTGACTAAGAGAGTACGTGCAGTTGAAAAGGTATGTGCTATTGTTAGTGCTGTTGGTATTGCAGGTGGTGGTATTGTTGGTACTACTGTATTAAATCCACAGAAGGCAGAAGCATGTAGTCCTCCTTTAGATGGGAGTGAATTTGTTTGTCCTCCTTGGGATGATGTTGTTACATGTCAGGCTATGGGCATTTGTCCACCTTATAAGGATGTAGTGGATAGACCTAAAGAGAAACCTGTTGCAGTTTCTATACCAGAGGAAGAAGAAAAAAATCCTTATACTCATACTGTTACGTTATATGACAGTAGAATAGCACACATGGGACATTCATTTCCTACAGGAGAGTGGATAGAGAAAATTAGAGACCATGAATCAAGAAAAGTAAGGACTCCAGTAGAGGAGATGATAAATAATACACTTACAGATTACCAACATGGGAGCAATGACCCCACCGAGCAGGAAGAGCTGCTACAACTTCCGAGTGACGGAGATTAACCGTGTTCTTGACGGCGATACTATTGATGTCACCATTGATCTCGGTTTTGATTTATTCAAGAAAGAAAGAGTTAGAATTGCAGGAGTTGATACGCCAGAAAAGAGAACCAGAGACCTTGAAGAGAAGGCACTGGGAATAGATGCTACTAACTGGTTGAAGAAGAAGTTAGAAGATACTATTGCAGGAGATGGAGATGAACTTACCATTAGAACCGAACTTGTAGGTGGTATGGGTAAGTACGGTAGACTTTTAGGATGGTTATATATAAATGAAGATCTTGTTTCACTTAACGAACAAATGATTGACGAAGGTTATGCTTGGGCATATGATGGTGGAACAAAACAAAAAGACTTCGAAACCTTACGTGAAATTCGTAGAGCCCACGGTAGTTTAGAACCTGAAGAGGGAGATGGATTGCCTGAAATTTTAACTTAATGTAATATTATGCCTGTATATAGAGATTATGAGATTAGAATTAATCTCAATGAATTGATCGAAAAAAGAATACCTTGTTGCGATCTTCTGCATCCTGACCATTGTTTTTCAGCAGATCAGATATCACAAATTGCTCATGATATTAATATGGATTTGGATTTACATCCAGTCTATCATCAGATTGATGAACATATTATGAGGTATGTAAAAGCAGCAGGTATAGATAACACCGACCATTGGGTCGAACCAAATTTACCAGATCTAGAGGATTAAAATGAACGACGTATTAAAACAACTGCCTAAAGAGGCACAACAGGCTATAGAAACTGTACCAGAAATACAGCAAGTTTTAGAACCAGAATCATCAGGACTTAATTGGTATCAGGGTATAGGTATAGTAGCTTTAGTTGTTATAGTTGCAGCTGCTATTAAGAAATATGGTTGTTGTAAAAAGAAATGACAAAAGATTCTTCAACACTCTTATTCAGTAAGATAAGAGAGGGAGCTCATAACATCAAAGAGTGGGATAAGAAATGGGCAAGAAAGATTCAGGACAAGTTTAACTTGACTGATTATCAGATGCTTTGTCTTGCATTTGCCAAGGGTGTTATAATAGGGGCTATTATTCTATAATATGACTGTACACAGAATTAGGTTATCGAAAATGCAAAAAATTATCAATGTACTTGCTCTTGCGTCTAGCGTTGTATCTCTTGCCGTTGTTGGCACTGCTGGTTACGTTTATGTACAAAGGGATGCAATCATAGAAGATATAAAAGAGAAGGCAATGGAATCCGTAATGGGTGGTGCTGGACTTGGTGCTCTTGGTGGAGCTGCTGGTGGTTTAGGTAGTGATTTACCTTTAGGAACTAATGACCTTTCACCACAGACTAATCCTGATGCTGCACCACAAGCTGCTTTACCTGAACCTCCAATTCAATTCTAATGGACATACAAAAAGTTGCTAGTACTGGAACTGCCGTTGCTGTAATAGGTGGCGGTTCCATATTTGGTGGCAATTTTGCAATCGATCAGGCAACTGGTGGACCAGAGAAAAGGATCAAGGCAAAACAATCAGAACTTCAACTCATAGTAAGAGAAGAAGTTCGTAGTGCATTGGCAGAGATGCTACCTACATCAACAGGTGGTGTCATGAGAATAGATCAACCACAAGACTATCGACAAGAGGTTCCTAATGGAACTAAATGATGAAAATATAATATCGGTTTTAGAAGAACTGTTACCATACATCGAAGCAGATGGTGGATCTTTACAGTATGTTGAGACTGAAGAAGGTTATGTTAAGGTAAGACTTGGTGGTGCATGTGAGACATGTGCTATGAGTGTTATGACATTGAAACAAGGTATAGAAAAGAAATTAATGATGGAGATACCAGATGTTAAGGGTGTCGTTCAAGTATTATAATTATTTCTTTTTGTAATCCTTTAATCTTTTTTGTTGTTCTTTTTCAGCTTTCTTTTCTTTCTTCATTCTCTTAGCATGATCTTTAGCAAAAGGTATTCCAACTAAACCTTTCTTCACTCGATACTCATTCGTTCTTAATTCAGATTGAGTAGGTTTATAAGGAGTCTTACCAAGTGCTTTATTAACTTTACCTAACACCTGTTTAATCGCAGGTTTAAAAACCCTTAGTAGTAAATCTGCTAGGGGTTTTGCTAATAGTGCTGATGCACCAGCCACTGCCGCTATGGA